TCATTGTACTCTATAGCACGTTTGGCATCTGCCATCATTTGTTTATTTGGTTTGTACGGCATCTCTTGCTTTCTCTAATATCTTTCTATCTTGTTGTATCAACACTGGTACTGGTGTACTGTGTCCACCATATTGCCCATGTGAGTACAACCATTCTTCGTGTGTTCTCTTTTCATTTAATCTATGATGTATGTTACACAATGTTCTACCACTTGCATTCCGGTGTATCCACATTCTCGCAACATAATCATCAAGAGGTTGTATGTTGTGTTCACCTCTCCAGTCTTGTATGTCTATCTTCTGCTTCTTCCAGTACATCTTACTCCAAGGACATACACCAACTATACTTTCAAAGTACGCGGTCCAGTCAATGTTACTTTCTTTTTCCGCCTCTTTTGCCACCACGTTTCTTTTTCTTTTTCATAGCCATTATATCTTATCTCCTATATAACCCACAACAATTGATACCACCATGAGTCCCAATACCCACCATAGTCTGTTGTCCATCTTGCCGATTATCTTATCCATTCTATCCATATCTTTCTCGATATGATGCAAATGGTTGTCTTTGATTGTCTTAATGTCTTGTTTAATATCTTGAATGTCTTTGGTATTCTTATCAGTTACTTCCATCCATTCTTTTTTATCTTTGCTCATTAATTTGTTTCCCATGGTAATACATTGTTGTCATCAGTATTTAACACCTGATCACTTTGTCCCAACATCTGCTTACCAAGCCAAATTAATAATGTTGGATTTCCTTCATCTACTGCTTTACGGTATTGTGCCCTACGCAACTTTACCTTACCCTGGCTCTTACCATTAGCAATTAGATCAAGGTTTTCATCTTTCTTGATTACATCAATTGACACTCCCATAACATGGGCTATTTCTTGCTGAGTACATTGTATCTCTGCAAGTTTACGTATCATTTCTTTTTGCTCTGATGTAAACTCAATCTTTTTCATTAGTGTAAGTCTACCCACGCACCGCCGGCATAAGCCTGCATTTTGCTTGTTGTTGTGTTGTAAATTACCATACCATTCTGAACGTTACTCAAATTACCACGGTCTGTTGTGCTGTAACTTGGAAACAATACAGGTACATTTGATTTGAATCTTTGTCCATCAACGTCTGCTTGACCATTTGAAGTACCTTGAACTGCACCAGCAACATTTGATGTTGTTGTTCCAGTTGCATTGTTGACACTGATAAATTTAACTCTGTTACCAACGCCATTAGATTGATATTCAACATTGAATCTACCAACAGTATGTGTTGTTGATTCATCTTCAACTTGGAATGTCAGACTGTTTTGTAAGTTGTTCAATATACCATTACCTGTGCTGTCAAATCCACCCAACACAAATGTCAATGAATTGTGTAATCCATGGTTGACACTATCATTGGTATCTTCCATGTCTGTAACAACTTTCAATGCGTGTGGTTGATCTTTGGTTGCATTAACGTTTGTTTTACCATTGATGTTAACATTGTCTGTGTCTACATTACCAACAGTCATATCAATATCATTTGTACTTGTTAGTATGATGTTGTTTGTGCCAAGTGTCTTAAGTTCTAAATTTGCACCTGATTGTCCTCTGATTTCTAAAGCATCAACAATGTTGTTACCATTTAGATCAAGGTCTTTGCTTAACTGTACTTGATCACTACGCAATGTCATGTATAGGCCACCATCAACACCCAGTACAACTCTATCATTTCTACAAGTTACTTCTGTGTTATTACTTGCACCTGGAGCAATCAAACTTGCTCTATCACCTTTTAGTACAATACGTTTGTTTGATGTTGTATCTGCATCAATGTCAAATTGATTGGTACCATTGTATGTGATGTCTATCTGTGCTGTATCTGAACTTGTTGTTTGTTTAAGCACCAACTTCTGATCATCATTGGGAAATACAGTTAGATCATTTCCACTTTCTGATTGTACGGTTGTACCACTCAATGTTGTTGCTGTCACTGTTGTGATATTACCATTGGTACCAGCAAGTGTGCCTGCTGTTATAGTACCTGTTGTATCAAGTGTGTTTGCTTGTAAATCAACTGCACTTTTGATTCTTATGTTACCTGTACCACCTGTTAGTTCTAATCTTGTTCCACCTGAACCAACACCAATTTGGTTTGTGCCCAAATTGATTGCTATTGGTGTATCACCTGAATAGTCTACCAAGCCTACTGTGTCTAAATATGTTTGTGAATCATCTGCTAATACTACTGCATTTGAACCATCTGTGCTAACATAGATCTTCTTAGCACTTGTATCCATTGCTATTTCATTTGTCTCTATACTTCCAGCAGGAGAACCACTGCCTCTTTTTGGTTTAATTTTTACACTCATTAATATGTTCCTCCGTCAGCATCATAGTTCAAGCCTTCAATATGACTTGCTGTTATTGCACTTTGTGCTCTTGCATTAGTGAAATATAGATTACTTGAGCCTTCTGTAATTTCATCAGTATTGTCTTTGGTTGCGATTTGTGTCGCTATGTAAGCCTTGATACTCTGTTGTGATGCTGTGTTTGTTGCACTATCACTTGCAAAGTTATCTTCATCTAATATGTTGTTGGCTATACGAGCGTCTGCTCTCGCATTTGTAAAATATAAGTTACTTGAACCTTCCGTGATCTCATCTGTGTTGTCCTTGGTTGCTATCTGACTTGCAATGTATGCCTTGGTTGATTGTTGTGTTGGTACCTTTGTTGCACTATCACTACTAAAATCATCTTCATCAACTATTGCATTGTTTACCCTTGCATCTGCTCTGGCATTGGTAAAGTAAAGGTTACTACTACCTTCGCTAACTGTGTCTGTATCGCCTTGTGTAAATGTAAGTACACCCGTGCTTGAATTGTATGCCAATTGTGTGCTTGATTCTGATATAGCCGCCCTTGCTCTTGCGTTTGTGAAATAAAGGTTACTTGAACCTTCAGTTACATTGTCCGTGGTTTTGGTTCCAAGTCTTGTATCAAATGTACTGTTGAAATCTGCACTTGCTAACTTGGTTGCTATGCTGTTTGTTACTGTTGTGCTAAAGTTAGCATCATCACCAAGTGCCGCCGCAAGTTCGTTCAGTGTATCTAATGTCCCTGGTGCTGAGTCTACCAATGCATCTATCTTTAATTGTGCTCTCGCATCAGCACGTGCATTGGTAAAGTATAAGTTGGTTGACCCCTCTGTTATTTCGTCTGTGTTGTCTTTGGTTTGAATCTGTGAAGCAACGTATGCTTTGATGCTTTGTTGACTCGCTGTATTGGTTGCACTATCGCTTGAAAAATCATCTTCATCAAGCAAGTTATTTGTGATTCTGGCATCTGCCCTACCATCTGTATAGTAAAGATTTGAACCTTCTGCAATATCTGATGTACTTAACACCACAGCGCCAGTGGCACCATTTACACTTGCTACAGCACTTGTTATGGTTACTGCCGCTGGTGTTATGTTGAGTTTGATTGTATCATTTTCTGTGAGTGTTACTGCTAAATTACTATCGCCCTGTTGTGTTGTTGTGTATGTAGCCATTAAACAACTCCTTCTCTGACGTCAGCAACTCCCTCCAGTAATCTTGTTTTCTTTGAACTTGTATCAGTCATTACTACATCGTAACGCCAACTGCCTGGGTCCATTGTTGCTGTTTGTGTGTCGGTTAATTCTATGCTGAATGTACCAGCACCCGCATCTGTGATCGTACAAGTGAATGCAATCGCATCACTGTCTGCTTTCTGCAAATTTTCTTTTAATTTGGCTTCAAATGTATGTGAAGTAATATCTAAAATACTACCTGATTCTTTGATCTGAAAACTACGTTTGAAGTCTGCATTTTTGTTTATTGTTATGTTGTATTGTGCCGCGCCGCCGCTCATATTAGAAACTCCTTAATAAAAACTCTAAGCCTTGATAACTCCATGTAATTAATAGATAGAGTGTGACCAGATGTACCAGTGCTGTCGAGGCTTTAATCAGGGGTATAATTTCTTTGATCATATAAAGTTCTCCTTGTTACAACTTTATTTATGATAGCAAAAAAGCCCGGCCAAGGAGAACCAGGCTAAACGGATACCCCTATCCATTCACTACTATTTACTGCTTTTTTGTTGTTTTTTAGTGGTATGATAATGAAAAAAAATTCAATTGATTTAGAAAACCCAATAAAATCAAGGGTTTTTTGTGGTTGGAAAAGGTTGACAAAAGCAAGAGTTCTTGCTATAGTATA